ATATTTGTTGGTAAAACATGATTTGGAAAATCAACTTAATGACCAGTGTGTTTCAGTTAACAGCAAAAAAAAGGAAATCAAAATGAAAATACTTAAAGTAAATATGTTGTTCCTCGCGATGGCGGCAGACCGCGATCACGATATCCCTAGCATCATAAAAGTCGATGGCAAGTGGGCGTACATTGAGCGAGACGATAAAGACTTGCCTCAGTTGTTAGAGTACGCCGGATACTTTGCGGAGCTTCAAACTGTTGACGTTGACAGTTACGAGTTCCAAATGCACGTTGAAGGTAAGCGGTTCTGCCAGTTGGTAGAGCCAGCCATGATCGAAAAATATAAGGAAGAATGATGATCAAAAAAATACATAATTTTGTGGATAACTTTGGTGTGGAGCGCGCCTTAAGCTGGCACCTGAATATCTGCATCGGCATAGCCTTCATGATCAATTTGATATTGGTCTTAATAATAATTGATTTGAAGTACAATCTTTCATATGAAACGCAAGAAATTCGTATCGATACAACAAGACTCGCAGAAATTGGTGGAACTGATATCAATGAGCGCGTCCGATCCTTATTACTGGATATCCAACCTTTATCTTGAGGGGCCTGGTTTGTACGTTATTGAGTTTTCAGACGATGAAGCTGTTGGTGAGAATTTAGAAGATATGTTTCCAGGCGCTGACCTTACCGATAAACATGATCGGGAAGAGGCGTTTGAGGAATACGCAGATTTATTAGTAGCGTCCGAAGAGTATATTCCCATACCTAAAAGACTCTGCTAATATTTAAATAGGCGAACGGATAGTCCGACCGCCTTTAACATAAGGAAAACAAATGTCAGTCAATCTTAGAAGTACGTCGTCCGTATCATCTACCGGCGTGAAGGTGCTTGTATATGGCCAAGCTGGCGCTGGTAAGACAACGTTAATTAAAACATTGCCCAATCCGGTCATTCTGAGCGCTGAGGGCGGCTTGTTATCAATTAGTGATACCGAACTACCTTTTATTGAGATCAGCACAATGGCGGATCTCAGGGAGGCTTATTCGTGGCTAGTTGATAACGCCAAAGACTTTTCATCCGTAGCGGTGGACAGTATCTCAGAGATAGCAGAAGTCGTGCTGAACGCTGAGAAGAAAGTAGCGAAAGACCCGCGCCAGGCATACGGCGCAATGCAGGAACAAATGACAGACTTGATACGAGCATTCCGTGACCTGCCAATGCACGTCCTAATGACCGCCAAGTTGGACAAAATGCAGGACGAGATGGGCCGCATGTTGTATGCGCCCTCAATGCCTGGCAACAAGATCGGTCAGCAGTTGCCGTATTTCTTCGATGAAGTTCTGGCGATGCGGATTGAGAAAAACTCTGACGGTGTTGCATGGCACGGCTTGAAGTGTCACGGTGATGCGTCATGGCAGGCCAAGGATCGTTCGGGCAAGCTCGATGAATGGGAAGAGCCGAACTTATCAAAAATCATTGCGAAAATTGGAGGCTGATATGAGTTTGAGTCCTGCGGCAAAAGAGGATGATGAAGTACGACGCTTGAGCATGATCTGGATCGAAGCAAAAGAGAAGGAACGTCAAGCGGTAGAGCAACGTCGGGCGGCAGAAGATGAATTATCGAAGTTGCTTGATGTTGATGAATCAAAAGACGGTACGGTTAACCTGCACCTTGGCCCGTACCGAGTCAAAGTTGTAAGCAGATTGAATCGCAAAGTGGACAGCGATAAATTGCAAGACGTTGCCCGTGAGGCTGGTTTGTCTGATTACTTGCCAACTCTGTTCCGATGGAAGGCAGAGATCAATATGAGTAGCTGGAGAAGTGCTGATGAAAAGATCACGAATCCGTTGCTTGAGGCAATCACCACAGTTCCATCACGTCCATCTTATCAAATTGTTTTTGGAGAATAATCATGAGTACATTAGATTTTGAATCGTTCGATCTAGACGTAGAAGAAAAACAGCAAATCGACACATTGCCTGAAGGCTGGTACGACGCAATGATCGAAAATGTTGAAGTTAGATCCACAAAAAGTGGGACTGGCGCTTATTTTGCGGTAACATATAACATTATCGGCAATAATTACGCCAACCGCAAAGTATGGGGAAATGTGACATACAAAAATCCTAACGCCACTGCCGAAACAATTGGCCGAAAACAGTTAAGTAAAATGTCAGCCGCAGGCGGCTTGACCTCATTGCCTTCCGATACCGATGAGCTTATCGGTCTAACGATGTCGATTAAAGTTGGAGTAACTCCAGCAACTGATCAATATGCGGCTAGGAATGAAGTTAAAGATTGGAAGTCGTCTGGCGGTGGATCACCACTACCAAAAGCTCAGGAAACCAAATCTAACGCGGCACCTTGGGCTAAACACTAAAACAGGGGGCTTCGGCCCCCTTCTATTAGGAGCATCATGAGCAAAATTGTAGAACGCATTGACGAATACCATGCAAAAAATACTGACACTCAGCGCGGACACATGGGCGGATCAATCCTCGGTCATAAGTGCGAGCGTTACTTGTGGTACATGTTTCGTTGGGCGTTTTCAGAAAACTTCTCTGGCCGCATGCGCCGCTTGTTTCGTCGAGGGCAATTAGAAGAGAGAACGATAGTATCTGACCTACGAGCAATCAATATAAATATCCGTAACGTTGGTGACAATCAATCTCGCGTTGAGTTTGGCAATCACATTAGCGGTAGCGTTGACGGCATCATTTACGGTGGTGTGCCTGGTCATGAAGAGGAAAAGTTTATTGCTGAGTTTAAGACTCACAACAAAAAGTCTTTTGATCTTGTTTCGCGAAAGGGCGTACAGGAAACTAAGCCAATGCACTATGCGCAGATGCAAGTGTATATGAACGGCATGAAGATTCATAAAGCGTTATACGTTGCCGTGTGCAAGGATAACGATGAGATGTACACCGAGATCGTTGAGTACGATGAGCAATTCGCTGAACGGTTATTAAAAAAGGGCGAATTCATTACATTGGCAAATGAAGCTCCGCCAAGATTATCAGATGATCCTACTTGGTTTATGTGCAAAAGTTGCCCAGCCAAACACATATGCCACGAGGGGCAACCTACCAAACAGGTCAATTGCAGAACGTGTGCGCACTCTACTCCAAAGCCTAACGGCACATGGGACTGCGACAGATTCAAAGCTGAGGACATTCCAGAGGACTTTCAACGCACGGGATGCGACTCGCACGTCCTACATCCTGACGTTGTGCCTTGGACTCGATTAGAGAGTAGCGATCCGCATGAGGCAGTGTGGGAGATACAAGGAAACTTTATCAGGAACGGGGAGAGCGATGCTAATACATACGCCAGCACTGAATTGGTAAGCAATCTTGATGCATGCCTGAAGCCTGATCAGTTTATGGCCGACTTACGTTTTGATGGCGGAAAGATAATAGGATGAAACCAGTCTTAGACGCTTGTTGCGGCGGAAGAATGATGTGGTTTGATAAAGAAGATGATAGATGTTTATTTGCAGATCAAAGAAATGATGAATTAAAAATAGATCATTGGCCCTCACAACTAGGCAGATCGTCTAAAAAAATTAGACCAGATCAAATACATGATTTTAGAAATATGCCGTACAAAGATGAGTCTTTTTATCATGTTGTTTTTGATCCACCTCATGTAAAAAAAATATGCTCAAAGTCTATTATTGCTTTTGTTTATGGATCATTAAATGAAGAAACATGGAAAGAAGATTTAAGAAAAGGTTTTGTTGAATGTTTTAGAGTTCTTAAAAAAAATGGAACATTAATATTTAAATGGAATGAAACACAAATACCTTTAAAAGAAATTTTAAAACTAACGCCAGAAAAACCTTTGTATGGTCATAGGTCTGGTAAAAAAGCAAACACTCATTGGATAGCTTTTATAAAAAAATAATTACTAAATGCTTCGTAAGTATCAACAAAGAGCGATTGATCAACTATACGACTGGTTCCGCGCTAACAAGTACGGTAACCCGTGTATCGTATTGCCAACCGGCAGTGGCAAGTCGCACGTTGTCGCGGCGATATGTAAAGATGCGATAACGCAATGGCCTGAGACTCGCGTGTTGATGGCAACTCATGTAAAAGAATTGATTGAGCAGAACGCAGAAAAAATGTTACTGCACTGGCCGGATGCACCGTTAGGAATATATAGCGCAGGAATTGGGCGTAAAGAAGCCCATGAGCAAATCACGTTTGCTGGAATACAGTCTATCAGAAAGAGAGCAGGTGACCTAGGGCATATAGACTTGATGATCGTCGATGAAGCACACCTGATATCGCATAACACCAACACCAGCTACAGAAAACTAATCGACGGCCTGAAGATAATCAATCCAGCGATGCGGATAATTGGATTGACCGCCACTCCGTACCGGCTAGGGCATGGCATGCTTACCGATAAAGGCGGCATATTTACTGCGTTAATTGAGCCAACAAGCATTGAGGCGTTAGTTGAGGATAAGTATCTAGCTCCGCTAAAGTCTAAGTTAACTGGAGTACAGTTGAACGTATCTGGAGTGCATAAGCGCGGCGGGGAGTACATAGAAAAAGAATTACAGGCCGCAGTTAACAAAGATCACACCAACAACGAAGCAGTAGACGAAGTTATTAAATTAGCTGGTGACCGTAAGGCTTGGCTTTTCTTTTGTGCTGGAGTTAAGCATGCTATGGCCATCAAGGATATATTGCTTGATCGAGGCATTGAGGCGGAATGTATCACGGGAGAAACCCCCAAGCCTGATCGGGAAAAAATCATAAGCGAGTTCAAGTCTGGAAAGATTCGAGCGTTGACTAACGCCAACGTGCTAACTACTGGCTTTGACTATCCAGACATTGATCTTATCGTAATG